CAGAGCTTCCTGAGCGCGTTCTCCGCTTCCCCGCGTTCCAGGTTCCTCTTTTCCCCGTATTGGTTGAACTCCGCGATCTGCGATTCCATGAACCATTGGTATAAACCATTGACCTGCGCCGGTAACATACCAAGTTCTAACGCCTTAGACCTGAAAGTATCCATGAACTCTTTATCGGGTGAAGGATAACCTTCAGGGACTTTGACCTCTGGTAGTTGATACCCATCTGCCGTCTTAGGACGTCCCAGCCTGTCAAAGACCATATCCCAATCTTCCTTTGTCGCCTTCTCACCGGGAACGGGTATCTTGTCCCTACCGATGAGCTTCTGCGCCTCTACCCACGATTTAGCAAGATCCCCGGGTGACTTGAAGTTCTGTATAGACGGGTGCTGTTTAATCGTAGGGTCTAACCCTTCACGCCAATCCTCTACTTGCGTCTGGTCAGAGTTGTCAGTTTCCTGATTCTGATTGTCAGGCATTAACTACCTCCTTGTTGGGTTGCGTTGACTATCCTCTCTAACTCCTCTAAATCCATGTTCATAAATGTAGTTATGTGTAAATAGAACGTCCTTAATCCTTCGTTGTAAGCCATGACCAAGGGTTCTTTGCTGAAGGTCGTCTGCCGAAACATACCGAGCCTTTCTAAGTCAGCTAATACTCTTTTGCCTTCTTCAGACTCAAAGACCTTCTTGTAGTCATTCCTCAGACCTTTCAGCTTATCAGCATTATTTTCCTGCATTGGACTCCTTTGGTTTTAGGGTTGCGGCAGCTTCCGCGCCTGTCTTTAGGGTTTCTACACCCTGCTGCGCGGTGAGTAACTGCTGTTGTTTGGCGATAGCTTCAGCCCTTGCTTCCCTTATAGCCTTGACCTCCGCCTTATCCCTTACGAACTTGGGGTTGACCCCGTATAACTGTTGTATGTCATTGACTACTTCATCCTCATTGACGTTATCCAGGACATCAGGTTTCACCGTAGATACCTGCCCTATCAACGCCAGGAACGAGTTTATAGACTTCATCTGGTCTAACTTCTGCGCCCTCGCCAAAGGTGAGATGTATTCTATCGTGTAGGGCAAGCTCTGTATCACGGAAGGAGGGGGTAGAAGCTGCCCTTTTCTCCACATGATGTTGAAAGTCCTTTGCAAGAGGGGATCTAAAAACTCGTTCATCAAGCGCCCAAGCACGGGGGCAAGTATCAGCATCTTCTCTTCAACCCTCTGCATGACCTCTGTTGCTGTCATGTCCTTACGGGCTGGGTCAGCTAACAACAAGAACAAGTCTACAAAGTAACCCTTCTTGACTGTCTGCTGCCATTGGGATATGACCTCTAACCCTATTGATATATTCGCACCCGTGACAAGTGGTTCTATCTTGTCATCCGCAGTCCCCTTTAATCTGAAGTTAAGGTCAGCAGGCCCGTATTTGATTGGTAGCAAGAACCCGTCATGGGGTAAGACCAGGGGCGGGTCAACCTGTTTCTGCGCGGATCGTATCATTATCTTGACCATCTCGTTCAACATCTTGATGTCAGAGTATAGAACCATAGCGGGTGACGACCCCCACACATCCCCTGAGTTCTTATTAAAACGGGGGGTGAAGTAAGGGAAGTCACGATAACCTGATTGCGCTATCAGATGCTTCTTGGACTTCTCAATATATGTTGACTCAAAGGGCATATTTAAGGCGTCCTGCTTATTCACATCCCTCTGGTATCTCGGCTCTACACAATGGACGAACTCCACCTGCCGGTCAAAATCCTTCTTTTCCATGAAGTTCTTTACCACTTCCCCAGCCGCATCCCCCCACTTCTCATAAGCCTGCCTTGCGGTCATCTTGAACTTACGGTAAACGGTATCGACCTTCTCCTTCTCGTTCTCGCACAGGAATATCTCTGCTATGTCCCTTGAGTAGAACCTTATCCCCTCTACCTCGTCCTCTTCTTCATACATGCAGGCGACACCAAAAGTGCCGAGATCAAGATAGAGTTCATGTATCTGCTGGTTGAAGTTGGACGAGTTGAGCTGGTTATACATCCTCTCTTCGGTATCACTTAACCACTCCCTCACATCCGCGTTCTCACTTAACTCCTTGTCGCTCAACCTTAAAGAGAACCACCTTGAGTTGGGGTTGGTGAGATAAGAATGAAGCCCAGCCGCCAAGACCATGTTTGCCTGCATGGCGGTTGAGTCATACACATCGTAAGGGTATTTCTGCCCGGGTGTCTTCTCTGTCGTTATAAAGGCTTTTCTCGGTATGACATATTTTGCCACATCCTGCCAGAAATTAGCGTAGTTCTGCCGTTCGCTCTCTAATCGTTGCAGGCGCTTGATTATCTCTTCAGCTTTGTTCTTCTCTGTATATTCTTCAGTCATCGTTTAATTCCTCTCACAAAATCCATCACGCTCGGTTTGGGAACTTCTATGATCTTGGGTTGGTAAGTAGATACAAGCTTCAATGCCTCACACAATGCCACAAGACAGAGTTCTTTCTTATCCTGGGGCCAGTTGACATAGACCATCTGCTTTTCATCCACAGCTATCTCTATCAACTTTACCGGCTTGGGTGCTTCCACAACAGCCTTTGCGTCAAGTGCGTTAGTCTCTGCCTTCTGCATTTAATCCTTTCAGCCGCCAAGCAGCGTCTTAGTCCCCACAGTTGCCATACCAGTCTCTTCCTGGCTTGATAATAGTGTCCTGACCCTCTTGCGCCTCTTGTCTAACTCTGCTTGCCTTTCCTTTTCAGGGGCTTCAGCTGCAAGGGTTTGTAAGCGTGAGGCTTCCTGTTGCTGTTTAGTCTGGGCGTCCCTTTGGGCGTTCTCTGCTTTCTTTTGAGCTTCCCCTGATTGGATATTAGACGCAACCCCTACCCCGACACCAGCTACTCCGGCTAATGCTGCTATTACAGCCGCTATTGTTGGCATGACTTCCTCCTTAGTAACTTGAAACCCGATATAGTTTTATCCCACCAAGATATTGTCTTATAGTCTTTAAGAAGCAACCTCAGGTGTTTATAGATCAACCCCTTGTCCCCGTTATTGAATATCGCAAAGAAATGAGCATTATCCCCGCTTGACCTGTTGAACTCATTTACCAACTCCTTGTCATAGAAGTATAACCTGTCTAGTCTCACCATCTCAAGTTGCTTATCATCAAGTTCATAGAACAACCCCACCGCGTCAATATAGCCCTTCTTTGTGAGTATCCTCACATTATCGCCTCTCTGGGCAGGTTGGGTCTTATCCTTTGGGAGAATATCCTGTCTGTGTAATACATAGCCATCATGAGGGAATCCGCGCGATCAGGACTCTTCAAGTTATCCTTCCTCATCTCGTCCTTGGTTACTATGGACTTTACGTTGTTCGAGTTATATTTATATCGTATGGATAAGAGCTGATCCATAAGGATAGGGTCGTTCATTATCTTAATATCCCCCTTGTCAAAGAACTCCTTCATCCTGAAGAACCCCTCAGCCCGTTTGTTAAGATAGAGTATGTTTGTTGACTTGGCATTACCCACAAAGGGTTCAGGGACGCGCCTCTGTTCTGACAACCTGTCAGTCACCCCGCCCCCCAAACCCACATCGTCTATCGCCACCAAGTCTGGGGAGAACTCCCGGCACAGGTCAAGGGTCTTACCCACTACTTCGGTTAATGGCTTATCACGCCATGTGTGTTGGTATACTTGAGTCCATTGCCGGATGTTGTTTGATTGTATGATAGTGAATACTGTCTCATCCTCCCCGAACCTGGCGACATCCACGGCTAATATCCTTCGTATAGTGCCCTCATCATAGAAGATAACGTTGGGTGATTGATATACCACCTGGCCGGATAGTAATAGGTCGTCTTGGCCCAACTCCTCGAAAGAATTCAACACATATTGCTTATAGTGGTTAGGTGCTTCCAGCTCCATTCTCTTTAGGTCGTCTATGAAGTCTTTGGGGAGGTTCTCTGCGTTCTCAAAGGTAGAAGCAGTCCAGGCTTTGAACTCCTCGCCGGCGGGGTTGTTTATCCACATCCTGTATATCCAGTTATGCCCATTAGCATTTGCGATGAGACAACCCTGCCTTAAAGGTGCGTTATCGCGCCTTAGCCTATCCCGTAAGAAAGTAAAGGTCATCTCATCTTCAAACTCTTCTGCCTGTTCTATGCCGAAGATAGATAAGTTGATGTTCTTTAAGACCTCTATCTCGGCTGCGTGGCGGAACATGATTACCGAGCCATTAGAAAACTTATAGTCTTTATCACTCGTGACCTTGACCTGGAAGTATCTCTCAAAGTCCTTCATCGTGGAGTCTCTCAGGTCGGTGAACTCTTTGCGGATTATCAATGCGAGGGTGTTGGGGTATTCCTGGCAGAAAGACCAAATCTTAAGCAAGAGCATATAGGTCTTGCCTGTTCCTATCCCCGCTACAATCGCAGGGTATCGTGCTTCACTTTCCAGAAATCTCTGTTGAAACGGAAGGGTCTCTACTAACTGCTGCATTTTTCTCCCTGACTAAGATGACTTTTGTGCCACCCGCATCACCCTTATGCTCAACCTCTTGTTTATCAACCCAACCGAAGTTCTTTAAAGCAAATATAGCCCCTGCGCCTAACCCTCTTTGTAGCAACTCTTCATATTCTTCTTCTAACCTCAATCTTGCTCTTTTTATGGTGTAAGAGAATTGAGGCCTGTTTTCATAATCGTAAAAACTTTGCCGGCTTTCAAAACCACAATATCTCATTAAGCCGGTTATAGTTACGATGGGAATTTCTATAACTGAAATATTCTCTTTGGTTCCAATTGTTACCTTGCGTGTATTTCGACCAAAAGAAAAATAATCGTCTATTTTTTTTTGTAAG